AGAAGAAATACAGAGATTTCTAGAGTGGGGAGAAGGCAAAGATTTTACAGATTTAGATAATATTAAAGGTATAAATTAATAATTTGGAGGAAAATAAAAATGGAAAATTTAAAACATGGTTCAAGAAAACCAAATGTAAAAGTTAATGGATTAGTAAATATTTATGGAATGAAATTCCACGATATAGAAGGTGGATTTGGTGAAGGCAAGAAAGCAATGCTAGTTAAAGAGATTGCTGAAATACATGGAAGAGAGTTAAAGGCAATAAATCAAAATATAAATAATAATATTTCAAGATTTAAGTTGGGAGTTGATTTACTAGATTTAAAGAACGGTCATTTTGAATTACCGTTGCAAGAGTTAGGACTTACTAATAGGGATATAAGTATAAGCAAAAACATCTACTTACTATCAGAAAGAGGATATTCAAAACTTCTTAAAATTCTAGAAGATGATTTTGCTTGGGAGCAGTACGATAAATTGGTTGATGGATATTTTAATATGAGAGAGCAAGTTAATAGTGGACAAGCTAAACCGCTTACTACAGAAGAAATGCTAGAACTTCAATTTAAATATGCCAAAGAGGTTAAAGCAGAAGTAATAGAGCTTAAAGAAGATTTAAATTCATTCAAAGAAGATTTACCGCTTATAGGTGATGAACCAGATGAATTAGTGGCTATAGTCAAAAGTAAAGGGACTCAAGTTTTAGGTGGTAAAGATAGTTTAGCATATAAGGATAAATCGTTATCTAGGAAAATTTACAGTAATATTTGGAAGTATGTAAAAGAGCAATTTAATGTAAAGAAATATAAAGCTATAAAGAGAAAGTATCTAGAAAAGGCTAAAGAAATTGTACAAGCTTATGAACCTCCATTTTATTTAAAAGAAGAAATTATAAGAATAAATAATCAAATTAATTTTGAAGAGGTGATATAAATGATAGGCAATATGGTATGTGCTGTAATACCATATAAAACGTTTAAAGAAAAGATAGCTTTAACAAAGAAATATAATAAACAGCACATTGAGATTTATAAAAATTATATATTGGTAGTTTATTAGAAGTGGTGAATCTATGGAAGGTTTAAATATATGGGGTATATGTACCTTTGTAATGCCAATAGCCTTGGCAATAATAATTGGGTTAATTCTAATAATTGCATCAATTTTAGATGGAATAGATAAGTTAATAAAGAGAATTAGGAGGTAAGTATGAAGGAATTAAGAGAAAAGCTTTATAAAGCTATTGATGAATACGGCATGACAGATGAAAGAACTGTTGCTATTAGCCAAGAATTAGACAAGCTAGTTTGTGAAGCACAGAAGTTAATTATAAAAAAGGGATTAAGCTATATAGAAGCTATAGAAAAAGCAAAAGAAAAGTTATTATCTGATAGAGTTGGCGCTCATAAGTCAGAGAATAACCTTTCAAAAACAAACAAGAACAGTATAACAGAAAATTTAAATAATTAAAACTAGGAGGATTTAAATAATGAATATGTTATTACAAAATGATTTACAAGAAGTAAAAGAGGAATTTAAAGTAATTGACTTGCAAAGTGCTACATGGGTATTAAGGAAGTTAAGAGCAGTAAATGAAAAGATGAATGAAATTAATACTATAGCAGTTGAAGAAATATCAAGAATTAATGAGTGGGCAGAAAAAGAAGTTAAGTCATTAAATGACGATAAGGAATATTTTGAGGGGGTATTAAGTGCTTATTACATAGAGGAGAGAGCTAAAGATAAAAAGTTTAAATTATCAACTCCATATGGAAAAGTAACATCAAGAAAAACATCTAAATATATCTATGAAGATGAACAAGCAATTATGGATTATTGCAATATGAATGAAATAGATGTAATCAGAGTTAAAGAAGAGTTAGATAAGACTTCATTTAAGGAGCTTTGTAAAGATGGTGTAAATCAAGCTACTGGTGAAATTGTTCCAGGAGTAAGAGTAGAAACTGTAGAGAACATAAGTATTAAAGCTGAATAGGAGATTTATATATGGGGATATATGATAAGTTATTTAATATTCAACAGGAGCTTAATGCTCCTAAGAACCAACGTAATAATTTCGGAAATTACAACTATAGAAGTTGTGAGGATATTTTAGAAGCAGTAAAGCCTTTATTAAGGGAAAATAAGTGTGTTTTAAAGCTAAGTGATGAAATTATTTATACAGAAGGTAGATACCATGTAAAGGCTACAGCAACTTTAACAGATGTAGAAACAGGAGAGAAAGAGTGGGCTACTGGATTAGCTAGAGAAGAAGAAAGTAAAAAGGGTATGGATGGAAGTCAGATTACTGGAGCATCTTCTTCATATGCTAGAAAGTATGCATTAAATGGATTGTTTTGTATCGACGATAACAAGGATAGTGATACTACTAACACTCATGGGAAAGAGGGGAAGTCAAGTACTACAAATTTATCTGCAGCACAAATTAGAAGGTTATATACATTAGCTAATAACGCTGGATATGATAAAGCAAAGATTGAACAAATGATATTAACAAAATACAAAAAGGATATAAAAGCACTTACTAAAGAAGAATATGACCATGTTTGCAATGGATTGGAGGGTAAGAAGTAATGGCTAATTTAATTAAGTTAGATTGGAGAAACCAAGAGATATTTTATGTACCTGCTACAGACGTTGAATTTATGATAGAGGACAGAACCGAAAAGATTAAATTAACAAATGAGCAGTTTGAGTATTTGTTTGACCAATACAGAGAAAGCGTTGGAGAAAAAACAGTTAGTGATTTGGAAGATAAAATCTTAGAATTAGAGGTTGCATTAGAGAATGCGCATGAAATTATAGAAGAGAAGGAGAGACTAGAAGATATTAGAAGAGAAAGAGATTTTAGTCCTTCGTATTAAGAAAGAGGTAGTTATGTCAGAAGGGTGGATAAAACTTCATAGATGTTTATTTGAAAAAGCTATATGGCAAAATTCCACTCCCGAACAAAAGGTAATACTTATTACCCTTCTAGGAATGGCAAATCATAAAGGGAAAGAATGGGAGTGGAAAGGCAAACAATTTAAAGCTGAACCAGGTATGTTAGTAACTTCACTTGATAGCATTTGTACAAGATGTGGCAAAGGAATTTCAGTGCAAAATGTACGAAGTGCATTAAATAAATTTGAAAAATACGAATTTCTAACACAGGAAGTAACAAAGACAGGAAGGCTCATAAATATAGTAAATTGGGGCGTTTACCAAGGTGGTCTTGAAGAAGGTAACAAAGATACTAACAAAGAGGTAACAAACGACCAACAAAGCACTAACAAAGAGGTAACAAAGAGCCAACAAACAGGTAACAAAGAGGTAACAACTAACAAGAATGATAAGAATAATAATAATGATAATAATGTTAAAGAAAGAGAAGAATGGGAAGAAGGAGAAGAAGAAAAAGCTCCTACACTTCCACCCCTTTCATTCCCAACCCAAACTCATGAAAAGTTTTATGAACAATGGGGAGAGAATTCTTATAGAACATGGTTTATGGATGCAACAGTAGTTGAAGGTGAAATTATTAATATATCATCACCAAAGAATTTTAAAAATGAAATATTGAGAAGTAGCTATAAAGATTATTTAGAGATACTAACAGGAAAGAAAGTAGAAATAGGTGGTTAATTTGAAAGCATGTGAAAGTATGACTATTAGCGAAAGAAAAGACCAGACATTAAGGGATTTAAGATTAAGAGAAAAAAGAAGGCTAGAACAAAAGAAAAGAGCTGAATATGATGCTAGAAGCTTTGTTGTAGAAAGCTCCATGAAAAGTATAGCAAGGTCTAGAAGTGCTAAGAATAGAGGGTGTAGGTCATGCAGATAAGGGAAATACATTTTTGCGAAGTATGTGGAAGTTCTTATGTAGAATTACATCATGTAGTTTACAGGTCTGAAAATAAGAACTTAGAATTTTGTAAATTAAATTTTGTGTATTTATGTCAAGAACATCACAGGGGAACGTATGGAGTGCATGGAAGTAAAGGAGCAAGTCTTAATAGAAAACTTAAACTGGAGTTCCAAAACAAGTTGGAAGATTTATGGGACAAGCAGTATTTAACTAAAGAAGAAATCAATAAAATTTTACAGATTGATGATAAGGCACTTAATAGGCTTTTAAAGAGGTTGTCTTTACATGACGATAAATATATCAAAGAAGATGTTACAAGAGCTGTAATGGGCGGGAAATTGATTATATAGAGGTGTAATTTGGATGAATTAAAAAAAGAATATCCAGAGGATTGTATTATCTTAGGAAACATAATTAAAAGAAAAAATAATCTAAAAGAAGATGATATAGCAGGAGCATTTAGTTTAATGCAAGATAGCTTACAAGCTTATTTTAGATGGTCAGTTATAAGATGTGAAATAAGAAGTAATCTAAAGCGTGGAGAAAAAGCAGAGCTTAAAGATTTACTAGAGAATATAGTAAAATATTTAGATGAAGTACACAGAGATACGAGGGTACTATATAAGCTTGGCAGAGAAGATTTAAGGAATAATAGGGAGGGGATGTAATGAGGTTAACAAGAACTGACTTTGGGGGAGCAAAATGTGTTGAATGTAAGCAGGAAAAGGCAACTAATTTATTAAGATTAGGCAAAAGAAAAGATGGGTATTTCTTGTGTGAACATTGTAAAAGGAAGTTAGCAAGATTTTTACTTAAGAATTTATAGTAAATAATTTAAAAATATAGAGAGTAAGAGTTATTTCGAATATATCTACAAACTCTTATTCTCATATGAAAATCAAATAATAAGGAAGTGATTAAGTGATATTAGCAATAGATCCAGGAAATATAGAAAGTGGATATGTAATTCTTAATGATGATTTAAGCGTAAGAAGAAAAGGAAAGGTTATAAATGAAGAAATGCTAAACATAATAAAATCTGCTTGTTATTACAAAAAAGTAGATGTAGCAATAGAAATGGTAGCTAGTTATGGAATGGCTGTTGGCTCAACAGTATTTGATACTTGTGTTTGGATTGGAAGGTTTGTAGAGAAGGCTAATCAATGGAATACAGAGGTGACATACATTTATAGAAAAGATGAAAAAATGAATTTATGTGGCAGTATGAAAGCAAAAGATAGCAATATAGTACAAGCTTTAATAGATAGATTTGCACCTAACACACCTAATAAAGGTAAAGGTACTAAGAAAGAACCAGGATGGTTTTATGGATTTAAAAAAGATATATGGCAAGCTTATGCAGTAGGAGTAACTTACCATGATATGTATTTAAATGGAGGTAATAGAAGTGAATAAGGTAGTTTTACTAGGCAGACTTACTAAGGATCCAGAGCTAAGATATTCAGCAGGAACTGGAACGGCTATTTGTAGATTTACATTAGCAATAAATAGACCTTTTAAAAAGGACGAAACAGATTTTATAAACTGTATAGCATTTAATAAACAAGGAGAAGCAATTGCACAGTATGTTACAAAGGGTAGACAATTAGCAGTTGTAGGGAATATAAGAACTGGTAGTTATGATGCTCAAGACGGAACTAAAAGATACACTACTGATGTAATAGTAGAAAGCTTTGAGTTTATAGGTAGCAATAATTCTAATAACCAAGGTAATACGAATAGTACAGGAGCATGGAACCCACCAGAAGATACAGGGTTTGGATATGAAGAGCCAATAGATGACGGGGACATGCCTTTCTGATGGAGGATATAGATGGATAGTAACATCAAAAAAATAAAAAGAAAGATAAATGTAAAAACATATCGGGTTACATTTGCGTATAAAACTAGAAAAGGTTATTACAGAGAGCAACAAAGAATTATAAGTGTATTGGAAAATGAAAATCCCAAGGAAGAGTTTAAGATTTGGGCAAGTAATTGCAGAACTATATTTAATGCAGAAATTCTAAGTATAGTTGAAATGAAAGATTCAAGTAAAGCAATTGAAATATAAAAATAAAATAACAGCTCCATCAATCCTCTATAGATAGAGGTTGCATATTTAAATATTAATTAGCCATTAGTATTTAGAGAAAAAAGTTATTGGGTAAAGCGTAAAATGCCCCAGCGGGACTAAGGGATTAGTTTAAATCACCATTTCCTTACAAGTTGGCAATTTAATTTGTAAGGTGATGGAGTTGTTAATAGAAAAAACATTATTAGGAGAGATAAATAAAGAAGAACAAGCTATTGAGAGAATATTGTATTTTCAAAATAGGACAGAAGGAAAGAGAAATATAGTAGCCTTTAGTGGTGGGAAAGACAGTATAGTTTTAAAACACTTATGTCAAAGAGCTGCTAAAAGGGATGAAACATTTAAGTTTGACTTAATTTATAGTCCTCCAAGTGTAGATCCACCAGAATTGATTAATTATATAAAAAAGCACCATAAAGATGTTAAATGGCAACCTTACTTTAAAGATAAGGAAGGAAATGAAATAACAATGTGGACATTAATTCCTAAGAAGTTGATGCCACCAAGCAGATTAGTTCGATACTGTTGTGATGTTATGAAAGAACGTACAGGAGATGAAGGAGATACAGTCTATTTAGGAGTTAGATGGGAAGAAAGTAAAAAAAGAAGTAAGTTACCAATGGTTGGCTTCTGGAAGAAAAAGAATGTAATAAGGCCTATTATAGATTGGACAGATGAAGAGATATGGGAATATATAAGAAAATACAATTTACCTTATTGTGAGCTATATGATGAAGGATGGGAAAGGTTAGGTTGTATTGGGTGTCCACTATCTAGCAATCAGAAAAGGGAATTAGCATTATACCCAGCATATAAAGAAAATTATATAAAAGCTTTTGAGAAGATGATTGAAGAAAGAATTAAAAAAGGGAAAAAGTGTGATTGGGAAACAGGAAGAGATGTAATGAAATGGTGGATAGGAGAAAATTATAAAAAAAGAGAAATAGAAGGACAATGCTCTTTCTTTGGAGATTAATAATTTGATTATATTGAGAATCAACTTTTAAGGAGGAAATGAAATTAAATGAGTATTGGATGTATGAGATGTAATAAAGAAGGGTGTAACGGATTAGTTCTATATGAAGATGCTGATTATGACTTAAAGGATGCAATTTTAAATAATGATTGGATAGTAGATAATGACTTGGTTTGTGATACTTGTGGAAGAAAGTTTAAAGCCGTAGTTAGCTATACTCTTATACACGAAGACGAAGTTACTGGAGATATTGAAGAGTTAGACAGTGCTTGTATTACTGAATGGGAAAGAAAACATCAGTAATGAACAATTCAATATTATTGAGAGTAGGAGGAAAATATAAATGGAAGAAGCGTTAATAGAGTTAGTACAAGCATTTAAAAAGGTTGCAGAGGAAGTGTGGAAGTGGCTTAAAAGATTATGGATAAAGATTACAGAACATAAAGACAAGCTTATTAAATATAAAAAATACCAAAAGAGAGTTTTAAATAGAAAGAAGTTATTTGCTAAAAGAAAAGCTAAATATGGAAGATAAAATAAAGAAAGAAATGAGGAATAATTAAAATGGGAAAATTTAAAATGATATTTATTTCAGTAGCAGGATTAATATTAATAGGTTTATTATCAATATTTATGGTAAATGGAGTACAAAATAAGGCTATTGGGCTAGAAGAACAAATAAAAGTTGCAGATTCAGATATAAAGGTGCAAGAGAAAAGAAGGGTAGATCTTGTTTATAACTTAGTAGATACAGTAAAACAATATGATAAACATGAAGCTGATACATTAAAAGAAATAGTTGACGCTAGAAGTTCAAAAAGTAATGATATAGAAAATGTAACAACGATGATTAATGCAGCTGCAGAAGCATATCCAGAATTAAAGTCTAGTGATAACTATAAAGAATTAATGAATGAATTAAGTATTACAGAAAATATGATAGCTCAATATAGAAGCAATTATAATAAACAAATTAAAGAATACAACAGATATGTGAAGAGGTTCCCTAATAAGCAATTTTTAAGTTTACTAGGATATGAATATATAGAGTATGATTATTTAAATTATAATGCTCCAGTTGATGCACCACAAAATTTATTTGAGGAGTAAAAGTATGGAGATAACAAAAAGGGAAGTTATAGCTAGTATATCAATAGTAGCAGTAATGCTTATAATTGGAGTAATTATACAGGGTAATATTTCAGAAAAAATTATGGATTCAAACGAGAAATATAATAAGGCTATAAAGGTAGAAGATGAAGAATTATTTAAATATGGAATGAGGACAAGCATTGGTAATGCATTTGTATATGGAGAGATAGAAGTATTAGATCCAGTAACCTATCAAGAAATTGGGGGAGAATATTCTTACATAGAAAAAGTGAAAGAAGAATATACAATGCATACAAGAACTGTTACATACACAAATTCTGAAGGGGAAACTAAAACTAGAACAGAAACATATTGGACTTGGGATGAGGTATATAGTGAAAGCCTAAAATCTAAAAAGGTAAAATTTTTAGGAGTTGAGTTTGATTATGCTCAATTCCTAAGCCTTGATAGTAGGCATATAGATACAATAAAAGAATCGTCTCATATTAGATATAAATATTATGGAAGTCCAATTAAAGCTACAGGAACTATATTCACGACATTACAAAATAATAATATAGGAAATGATATTAAACTCTATGAAAATATGAGTATAGAAGAAACATATAAGTATTTACAAGAGGGATTTGGATTACTGTTTTTATTTTGGGTTGCTTGGATATTATTAATTACTGGAGTTGTATATGGTTTTTATTATCTAGATAATGATTGGTTAAATACGGATAAAAAAAGAATAAGGAGAAAGTTATGGATTTAGAAAAAGTATATCCAGAAGAGATAAAGATATTAAATGATATATATAGAAGAAATGATAATTTAGTAGAAGAGGATATAGCAGGAGCATTTAAATTGCAAAAAGATGCTATACAAGCTTATCATAGATGGTCAAATATTAAGTATTATACAAAGAAAGATTTAAAAAGAGGGCAAGGAGTAGCATTAAAAGAAAGACTTGAAGAAATATGCTCATACTTGAAATATATTCACACATCAGCAAAATCAACATGGCTAAAGGCAAAAGAGGATTTTAAGTGTTCATAGGGGGAAATGTAATATGATTGGATCTAAAGATAATAGCAATTTAGATGAAATATTCAAAAAAGAATATAAAGACAAAATAGTTCAAGGCATTGCAAAAATGTATGGCGCTTTAGGACATGAAAAATTTCATACAGTAATTAAAATAACTATGGATGCTGTTGATATTAAAAAAGAAAAAGGTAAAGATGTTAATTTCACAGATCTTAAAGGAATATTAGAGGGTGCAATGAAAGTAGCAGACATAATACATGGTAAACAGAAGAGGTGAAATTATGACTAAAGAAAACTTAAAGAGATATAGAAGGTTATTAATAGAAATAGATTTACTTAAAAGACAACTTGAAAAAATAGAGCCTGAATTTGTTAGAGATTCAGTTAATGGTTCTACTTCAGAATTTCCGTATACTGTCCATAAAGTGCATATTGAGGGTTATGACTTAGAGGGTTACAAAACAAAAGTAGCAAAAATGAATAGAAGAATAGTAAATAAAATGAATGAGTTAGTAGAAGAAAAAGATAGGTTAATAGAATTCATTTATAGTATAGAAAATTCAGAGGTAAGACAAATATTTATTTATAAGTATATTGATGGGTTAACTTGGAAAGAGATAGCCGATAATATGAATTATGGCATAACAGCTATAAGAAACAAACATAGAGGTTATATAAATAAATTAAAATGTGACACCAAATGACACTTTAAATATTGTAATATAGTATTGGGTCAAGAAATATTGGTTTTGCTAGCTGGATATACAAGAACCTCCTTAATTTATTTATGTTAAAGCACTTAGAATTAAATCTAGGTGTAGCGTGGGGATATAGTTTATTATTAATGGTAAAACAATAGAATTTTAATCTATAGAAGTAGGTTCGATTCCTACTATCTCCTATCGGTTATTGATCATATAACTTCTCATAAATTCTCAATACCTTTTTTCAAGAGGCGCTTAGCAGAAATGTTAAGTGCTTTTATTATGCTTAAAATGAGTAAGTAGAGAATTAGATAAGGCAAAGGAAAAGAATAAAGTATGTTAAAGAAGATATGCAGATGTGGCAAGGTAATACCTTACAACGTGAAGAAGTGTCCTAAATGTGAAGTGAAATCAGAAGAGGAACGTAAACAAAATATAAGATATTACAAAAAAACTACTTATGAAAGAGATAGTAAATATAATAAGTTCTATAAAAGTAAAGAGTGGAGCAGGGTAAGGCAAGTAGTAATAGCAAGAGATCATGCACTATGTAAAGATTGCTTAGATAAGAACACCATAACTCCATACAATACAGTTCATCATATAAAACCAATTAAAGAAGATTGGTCAAAGCGATTAGAATTGAAATATAAATTTAAAAGGTGGAATAAAAAAGGAATAAAATATGAATAATTATATAGACAATATATGCAATAATGAGTATGTAGAGATTATGCATTGAGTGTGACTTCTATGAACATGGACAAGTCCTCCTATAATGATATTTGTAAAGCATCTAGTGTAAAAGCTAGGTGCTTTTGCTTTATACATAAAGCTTTAGTAGTATATTATTCAATCAAATAAGGGGGTGGTGTAATGCATGAGGAGTAATAAAGTAACTACACAATATAAGCTATGTAGCAGATGCAAGAAGCTAATACCCTTACAGAGAAAGACAGCGTTATGTAATGAGTGCTTTAAAAAGGAAAGGATAAACTATATAAATACTTATGGAATATCCAATAGAAAAAGAGAAGCAGATAAAATTTATAATGACAATAGATATAAGAAGGCTAGGACTGAATGCAGGCGTAGAGCTAATGGACTGTGTGAAGTATGTTATCACTTCGGCCATAGAAAGCTAGGCCAACAAGCACACCACATCATTAAAGTATTAAAAGGCGATAATACTACTCACTATGATGTAGACAATTTGGTATTTGTATGTGAACAATGTCATAAAGCTATTGAAGGCATGGACAGAGATAGACTTATAGAGTATTTAGAGGAAGGAAAAAGGTAGGGGGGTATATGTTTTTTTTTAGGAGCTACCCTAACAGTAAAAAAGCCCTAGACAATTAGGACAAAAATTCCCTAATGAACTTTTTTGAAAGGGGGAGATTAAATTGAGAGCACCGAAACCAGTTTCTTTAATTTCTAAAAACCTCACGAAAGAAGAAAAATCAACTAGAAGCGAGAATGAAAAAAGATTAAAAGGTAATGCGAAAAAAGTTTATAAGGTTCCAAAAAACTTACCTTTACCAGTTGCAAAAATATATAAAGAGCTAGTAAATCAGTTAAAAGAAGCTGATATTTTAAGTGATCTAGATATAGAATTACTCATAACAACAGCTAATGCAATTCATAGGATGAATGAAGCTAGAAAACATATAGAAGAGTTTGGAGCTGTAATTACAACCTACAATGAAAATGGTGATATTAAGGCAATGAAGAAAAATCCTAGCATTCAAATCGAAAAGGATTATCAAGCTATTTTTCACACTGGTTGCTTACAACTTGGACTTTCTCCATCATCAAGAGCAAAACTTTCAATAATGAAAATAGAAAAGCAGGAAGGTGAATCCAAGGAGGATAAACTCTTTGGTTAACTATAAATCTATAGAGGAAACAAAAAGTTATTGGTATGCATGGAATGTTGTAGAGGGAAATATTGTAGCTTGTAAGGATTGTATTAATGCTTGTGCAAGATTTTTAAAAGACATTGAAGCAGCAGAAAATCCAGACTATCCATTTTACTTTGATTTAGAGGTTGCTTCTAGGTTAGAAAATGGGGCTAGTTGCCTAAACTTTACAAGCGGGGCAAGAGCCAAAGAACCAGTAGAGTTAGCACCACCACAGGCCTTTGTATTCGATAATTTATATGCTTGGAGATTTAAAGATAATCCTAAAAAGAGAAGATTTAGAACAAGCATGATTATGAAAGCTAGAAAAAATGCTAAAAGTTTTGATATGGCACTAATATCAATATTTAGTATGAATGATGAGGAAGAAGCAGAAGTGGTAAGTGTAGCCAGCAAGAAAGATCAAGCTAAAATAAGTTTTAAACAATGCAGGAGATTAATTGCTTCTAATCCTAGGTTAGCCAAAAAGTTTAAATTAAATAGAAATGAAATAAGGCTCATTAAAAATGAGTCTACTTTTATACCCCTTGCAAGTGAAGAAAAAACCCTTGATGGTATTTCTCCAAGCGTTGGAATTATTGACGAGGCTTTTGTTGTACCAGAAGGGGTAAGAAGTTCTATTGCTTCAGGTACAGGAGCAAGATTATCACCTTTAATTGTTAGTATAAGTACAAGCTACGATGTAAAGATGATAGGTAACTGGGCATATGACGAAATGGAATACACGAAAAAAGTTAATTCTGGAGAGTTAGACAATGAAAGGCATTGGGGTGTTATATATCAACTTGATAGTGAAGAGGAATATAGCAATCCAGCAATGTGGGAAAAGGCCAATCCACTTATACCTTATTCACCAATACTCATGGAGGATTTACAAGAAAGTTTTAAAAAATCTATAGGTAATTTGGCATTAACTAGAGACTTTAAAATTAAAAGAATGAATTTAATTTTATCTGCTAGTAGCTTAGACAAATACATTAGTTTACCAGCTTGGGAAAGAAACACATACCCAGCTATAGATACTAGAGGAAAATATGCTTTTTACGGACTGGATTTATCTATTAATACGGATTTATGTGCTGTATCTAAAGTAACTTATTGCGAGGAAACAGATACTTACGAAGTAAAAGCTCATGCATTTTTACCAAGAGCAAGAATTGAGGAGCTAGAGGCTAGAGATGACATGAAATATAGGCTTTATGCAGATGAAGGGTATATAGATTTAATAGACGGTGAAGTAATTGATAATGACTATATCTATGAATGGATTAAAAGAGATAGTGAGTTAAGTAAAACACCTATAGCAATGATATGCTATGACCCCTATAACTCTGATGAAATAATGGAATGGTGCAAATTAGATGGTATTCCAACGGTTCAAATTTTCCAAGGCATGAGAATGCTATCGGGAGTTACTAAAACATTTAGAACTTTTGTTTATAAAGGTAAAATAATTAATCATTTCAACCCTATTTTAACTTGGTGTGTTTCAAATGCCATTACTACAAAGGATAAATTCAACAATGAAATATTAGATAAATTGAAGTCTGTGCAAAAAATTGACCTTTTAGCTGCAACTATATTTGCTTTTTTAGGTTGCTATAAAAACAAAGAGCAATTTTATGGGCGAGATTATTCAAATAATATAATTTAAATAAAAAGTGGGGTGATAAATTGGGCTTATTAGATAGATTAAAAAAGCCATTACAAGAAAATGAGCCGAAAAAGACCTTTACAACTGAAGAAAAGGCAACAATGAGTGATGTTATAGAATATGCTTTAAAAGATATTTCTATAACTAGAGAAATGGCTGAAAAAATTGGTGCTTTAAACCAAGGAGTGCACCTTATAAGTGATGCTATAGCTTCTATGCCAGTTTATCTTTATAAAAGATTAGAAAATGGAGAGCGTGAAAAGGTACTAGATAATAGAACTGTACTTTTAAATAGTGAAAATAGTCCTTATAGCACAGCTTTTAACATGAAAAAGGCCTTAATAAGCGATTTTCTTTATTATGGCAATGGTTATTTAGATATTGAGAGAAATGCTGATAACACAATAAAGCATTTACATCACATACCATACCATGATATTACTTGTTCTAGTAATGGAGAACAAAACAAGAGGAAATTAAGAAACTCTTACACGTACTGGGATTACATAAAGGTTGATACATTCCAAGTTTTAAACCTAGTTCGTAACCCTAAGAATGATGACTTAAAAGGGCAAGGAATTTTAGAGGAAGGTGTTAAAATACTTTCCCATGCAACTGGCTTTGAGGATTATACTAGCAGCACTTTACAAAATGGATTTTTTGCTAAGGCTGTAGTAGAAAAAGATGGTATACTTTCTAAACCTTCTAGGCAAAGTTTAGAGGGGGTTTTAAAAAGATTTTTTAGTGGAGCAAAAAATGCTGGAAAAGTACTGATTTTAGATGATGGAATGAAATTAAAAACTGTTGCTTTAACTCCAGCAGAGCTTGAGCTGTTAAATCAAAAGGAATTTACCATTAAAGATATAGCTAGAATACTAAAGTTACAACCTTCTATGCTAGGGGTTGCAACAGGTGGAATGACTTACACCAATGAATCAGAAAACCAATTGGTATTTTTAAAAAATGCCATACAACCTATTTTAATATTGGTACAAAATACATTTAATAAATACCTTCTAACAGAAAAAGAAAAGCTAGAGGGTTATTTTTATGAGTTCAGTACCCAAGAACTTTTGAAAATGACACCAGACAAAGAATTAAAGATGTGGGGTCAGGCTGTAAAAGATATGGTTATGCTCTCCAATGAAGCAAGAGCAAAAATGAATTGGAACAGTATAGAGGGATTGGATAGACCTATTATTAATTTAGGTTATGGAGTTTTAAATGAAGATGGAACAATAACAAGTCATAAAGATAGTAAAGCCCCTAAAGAAGAACCAAAGGAAGAAGGTACAGCGAAAGGGGGTGAAAGTGATGACGAATAAGTTGGAATTTAGAGAAAATTATGAGCTTAGAGCCGTTGATTCTGAAGAAGGGAAAATGATTATTGAAGGTGTTGTTAACCAAATTGGAGAATGGTCAAAAGTTCTATATGGTTCTTTTAGAGAAAAAATAGAGCCAAAAGTTTTTGAAAGAGCTATTAAGTCAGCTAAAGACAACAATAGAGATATATTCTTTTTAGCACTTCATAACAATAGAGAACTTCCACTTGCTTCTATGATTTCTGGAACAATGGAGTTAGTAGAAAAAGATAATAAATTATTGCTTAGATCAGAATTGCCACCAACTACACTTGCTAAGGATATACATGAGCTTGTAAAGGCTGGAGTATTAAGAGAGTTTAGTTTCGGTTTTAATAATGTCCAAGCCAAGTGGGATAAGGATGCAGATGGCATAAGAACTAGAACAATTACAGACTTAACCTTACATGAGGTTAGTATTGTAACAACTGGAGCTTATAATAACACTATTGCAAATGCTAGGTCTATGGATTTAGCAGAAATATTGCCAAAAGAAGATGCTGAGAAAAGAACCAATCAAAATGATGATGAGGTTCTTTTTTTATATAACAAAAACAAATTAAGATTATTAAATTTAGGAGGAGCATAGTATGCCAAGACAATTAAGAATTAAAAACTTAAAAGAAAAAAGAGGGGCTATTATTCAAGAAATGAATGCAGCCAATGAAGAAAGAAATTTTGAACTTTTTAATGAAAAAGATGCAGAACTAAAGGCGATTGAAAATGAGATAAAAGGAGAAGAAAGACTTTTAACTTTAGAAACAGAAACAAATGAAGCAAATAATCCTGCTGATGACCAAAATCAAAATGAAGATAGAAACTTTGATTTAGCAAATGAAATTAGAAGCTTAAAAGCTAATACTGAATTAAATATTTCTGATGTTGAAATAGAAGCAAGAGACGGTGAATTTGTAGTAGGGGGAGCTACTGGTCAACAAACTTCTACAGGTAACATAGCAAAAATGACTTTTGCAAACTACATAATTCAAAAGTTGCCATATATCTCTCCACTTTATGCAAGAATGAGAAAAGAACCTTTAAACGGTAAAACTCACGCAATTCCTGTACAAAAGAAGAAGCTTCCTAAATTCGTAAGAATGAAAGAATTACAAGAATATTCTAAGACTCAAGCATCCTATGAACAAATTAAGATGGAAGCAGTTAAATATGGTACTTTAGTAGTTATTTCAGAAGAATGTGTGCAAGATACAGGCTATGACATAGTAGGAGATATTAAAGCTCAAATATTAGAGGGCTATGCCTTAACTTTAGATGAACTTATGATAAAAGGTGACCCAGAAGAAGGAGTAGAAGGATTAATATCTTTAGATAGTGAAACAGATGGATCACATGAAGTAGCACAAGAAACACTAGGAGCTATTACAATAGATGAAATAGAAAAAATTTATTATGCAGTTCCAAAACAATATAGAAAAAATGGTACTTGGATATTCTCTGATGATACAGCAAGATTAATGAATGGATTAAAATACTCAGACGGTAAGCCACTTTTAAAAGAAGGTTACAACGGTAAGCCTTTTGGAGAGGATTCTACATTAATGGGCTGCCCTGTAATAATTTCAAATGAAATGGCTAATTTAAATGAAACTGATTCTAAAGCTATAGTCTTTGGAGATTTAAGCAAAGGGTTTATAGTTGCTCCTAGAAAATCTTTAACAGTCCAAAAGTCTACAGAGTTTGGATGGATAGAAGATTCTATTGCTTATAAAGCAAATGTTAGATTAGATATTAAAAAGGCTTTAACAGAAACAATGGCTTATTATAAGACAAAAGATGTAGGAAGATCTAAAACTAAATAATTGCCAATTAGGAGGTAAATTATGAAGTTAACTGAAGTTACAGAAGAGTATTTAGATGAATATTTAAATGCTGAAGGTAGAGACAAATTAAAAATAAAACATTTGTTTGAAAATGCAGTAAATTACGTTATGGTGGTTAATGGGTATACGGAAGTTGAACAATTAGAAGAGTCGGAATATTTAACAGATGTAGTATTAATGAGGGTTCAACAAATGTATGACAATGGTTATGTAGAAAGCAACAAAGAAATTGATGCTATGATGACCATGGATAGGAGGTTTTAAAAGTGCTATTAAAACATATAAAAAGTTCTGATTTAAAGACTCCTGTGAAAATACAAATTATTGGCCAATACAAAGATAAAGATGATATTCCACGTGAAGGAGTTATAAATGAAGTATCAAAGAGGGCTAAGATATATACAGGATCAAGTTTATCTCTTAGAAGGCAGGAGACTTATAATAATTTAGGCTATAGCATTAGAAGACTTAAAGAAGTAATTATAAGATATATGGAGCTAGATAATAAAGCTAAAGTTTTAGTAGATGGCAAAATATATGATATAAAGGACTATGAAGATATAGAAAATAAAAAGAAATTTTTATTGCTTATTTGTGAAAGGGTGGAATAATGGCTATAGAATTAACTGGAGCTGATAAGCTTATGGGTAAATTAAATAAAATTTCTAGAATTGAAAGTAAAAAAGTTCTCCAGGAGGTTGCTGCAGATGTAGAAGAAGCCATAAAGAAAAAAGCTTCAAATTTCTCCGATAAAGAGGCACAATATATAGCCCAAGCAGAACCGAGAAACTATGAAATGAGCTGTTATATAGATGTTGGTCTTAAAAATGAAAATGCTGAATTTGATTTATGGAAAGGACTGTATTTCCATAACTATGGATACCATAATGAAGGTTTGGGGGGGATTTTCCATGGCCGCTATATGGATATGCATCAACTTTGGTTTAACGAGGCTGTAAATGGAATACAGGAGCAAACTTTAAATAAAATAAAGCTAAAAATAAAGCATGAAATTAAAAGTGCTATGGAGGATTAAGCATGATACTAAATAAAATAAAGGAAGCTTTAGAAGGTACAGGCTTAACAGGATACTATATTACTAGGAGAAATAACACTTTACCTTGTGTAGTTTATTCTTTCACAAGTTTACCTAAAAGCAAGGCCGATAACGTAATAGATACAATAGAATACACAGTACTATGCAACATATTAGTTGTAGAAGATATAGAAAATAGTAAAAAAATAGTCATGGATTCTTTTTTGAAACATGGCTTTATATGTAAGGAGATTAGAGCTACTGAGTTTATAGAACTCGGTAGTTTTTTTAATACTCCAATAATATTTAAAATAATTTTGAAAAGTGAGGTATAAACATGAAAAGAGCTGAAGGATGTAGGAATCTACATATAGCAAAATTAACAATAGATGCATCTGGAGTTCCAACATATGCACCCCCTAGAAGATTAGTAGGCTTAGAGTCATTATCTTCTACAGAAAGCTACGCTGAAGCTACAGCTTATAGTGATAACCAAATTGACACAAATAAAAAGAAGCCAGCTTTTATAGATTTAGCTATAACATTAGCACAATTTACACCAGAAGATGATGCTTTAATAAGTGGTAAAAAGAGAATAGGAGGGAAAACAGTAACTACAACTGGAGATGCACAACCTTCTTTTGCAGTTTTGTATGAACAAACAAACTCTGATGAAACTAGTACGTATTTTGTTTATTACAATGTAACCCTAGCGAAAGATGGTAGAGAAAATACAACTGTTGGAGAATCTATTTCTTTTGATAGTGTGAGCTTAACTGGTAAGGCTATACCATTACCAAATGGTATTTTAGAAATGAGTTTTAATTCTGATGATGAGGAAATTAAGCCAACTGATATAGAGAATTTCTTTAAAACTGTTCAAATGCCAAATGGAACTTCAGAATCATCTCTAGAAGTTTATGAAATAAAAGAAAAGAAGAAATAAAATAGAGAGTTTTAAAAAAATAGAGAGTTTTAAACTCTCTATATTTTTTAATTTTTAGGAGGAGTAACAATGAATCTTGTTAAAAAAGTAAAAGAATTTAAAATAAATGATCAGGACTACATAATGACTTTTGATATGAGAAGTATACCTGTATATAAAGAACTTACAGGGAAGAGCTTTTTACAAAGTTCAGCTCAATTAGGACAATTTGATGATGAAATCACATTAGGTTTTATGGGAGCTACAATTAGAAAAAAAGAAAAGTCAAATGAACCAATAGGCAAAACAATTTATGAGATGGATGTTTTATATTTATTATTAAATCATGCATGGGATGTAATTGAGATTGTTACTAGTTCTATGCCACAAAGCAATGGAGCTGTTAAGACTGGAAAAAAGTAAGTAATGTTAAAGAGGATATTGACTTAGATTATCTTTACTATATTTATACAACCGTATTAAAGAAAAGTGATGATGATTTTTGGAAGTCAACTCCTAGGAAATTGTTTAGTCAAATAAATATTCATTACAAAACTCTTACTCCTAGAAATTCTAAAGATAAAAAAGAACAGACCTTTGTACAGGGTGAAACTAAAACCCTTAAAGGCTGTGACTTCTAAGGGGGGGAATCTATTGAGTGAAGATTTATTAGTCACCCTTGGTGTTAAGGATAAGGGTGCAAGAGCACAAATAACAGCTTTAAATAAAGAAATAAAGTATTTAGATAAAGAATTTAAAACGGCAACCAATTCTAGTAAAACATATGAAAATGGAACAGCTTCTTTACAAAAGCAACAAGAGCTTTTAAGTCAAAAACTACAAGCCGTAGGAGCTAAAATGTCTGCTTATAAGATTCAAATGCAACAGGCTGTAGAAGGGATAGAAAAAAAGAAAGCTGAACTTGAAGAGCTTAATAATACCGAAGGTGATAACGAAAAAGCTATAGAAAGAGTTACAAATCAGCTAAATAAGTATGAGCAACAATTAAGAGATGCTGAAAGAAATATAAATTTAACAGAAAATGAATTACAACAACTAAGTAGAAGTTTATTAGAGGTCCAAGGGAACTTACAAACTAAGCACTTACAGGACTATGCCCACAAACTTGAGGAAATGTCCGAGAAAATGGAGGAAACAGCTCAAAGGTTTAGGAATTTTGGAGATGGAGCTGACAAGGTAGGGAATAAGCTAGTAGCTTTAGGCTCTCCAATACTGGCTTTAAGTGGTTATGCAACTAAAGTGTCAATAGACTTTGAAAGTGCTATGAGTGAGGTACAGGCTACAAGTGGAGCAACAGGGAAGGATCTTGAGCTTTTAACTGAAAAGGCTAAGGAAATGGGGGCAAAAACCTCTAAAAGTGCTACAGATAGTGCTAATGCCTTGCAATATATGGCATTAGCTGGTTGGGATACTCAACAAATGTTAACAGGATTAGAGCCGATGCTTAGAATGAGTGAAGTAGCTAATGCAGACCTTGGACGAACTTCCGATTTAGTGACAGATTCCATGTCAAGTTTAGGTGTAAAAGTTGAGGACTTATCCGGATACTTGGATATAGTTGCAAAGACTCAAGCTTCAGCCAACACCTCGGCACTTGATATGATGGATGCTTATATTGGTTGTGGAGGTATCTTTAAAGAACTTAATACGCCGTTAGAAGAGTCAGCAACTCTCTTAGGGATACTAGCCAATAGAGGGATAAAAGGGGCAGAGAGTGGGACATCTCTTAACTCTGTATTAATAAACCTTATGGGGGTTAGTGGACAGGCTAGAGATGGACTTGAAGCTCTTGGGGTTAGTGCTTACGATACTGATGGAAACTTTAGGGGCGTTACTGTAACTTTAAGAGATTTAAAGAAACGGCTTAGTGAATGCACAGAAGAACAAAGACAACAATTTGCTTCTATGATAGGTGGTAAAACTCAAATAGATACACTTATGGCGTTATTAAGTGGGCTTGATGAGGAATACGGTGATTTATACAACTCTGTATCTAATGCAGATGGCTCTTTATTGTCAATGGCTGAAACTATGAAAGATAATACTAAAGGTAATATTGAAAAAATGAAATCAGCCTTAGAGGGGTTAGGTATTCAATTAGGTGAACACTTATTACCACATATAAATGACTTGATAGGCTATTTAAGCAAAGCTATTGAGTGGTTTGGTAGTTTAGATGAGGGAACGCAAAAAAGTATTATAAAATTCGGGCTTATGTCTGTAGCAAGTGGAACTTTACTAAAAGGAATAGGTTCTTTAAGTAGAGGAATAGGGGATACTATAAGCTTATTTTCTAAAGTTACAAGCAAAACAAGTACATTTATAAGTAAATTTGCAGAGGCTTCTAAAGAAACAGGACTTTTTAATACTGCTCTTGGTAAAGTAGATTTAAGTAAATTTGTTAAAACTCTTGGAACTACTGGTACTAAAATAGGCGGAGTTACAGGAACTTTAGCGAAGTTTACAAGTGAATTATTATCCTTAAATCCAGTTACGATTGGAATTACTGCTGCTGTTGGAGCATTAGCAACAGGGGTAGCAGTTTATAAAACTAACCAAGAGTTGGCCAACTCGAGTTGTATAAGGGCAAAGGAAGATTTGAGCTTATTTGAAAAAGTTATAGCTACATTTACGGGTAAAACATTTGAAAGTACAAAAGCATTAAAAGAAAAAGGGCTAGTGATAGATGAGTTAAGCGATTCGTTTAGCAATGAATTTAAAAATGCTGTAGATGAAGCAACTAAAGGCTCCCAGGATTTTAGTATTGCTTTAAGAGAAATTAATTTAGATGGAGTTTTTTCTGCCGAAGAAAGTGCGGCTTTAAATGAAAGGGTAAATACTTTAGTAGATACTACAATAGCAACTATTAACTCTCGTAAAGAGGAGCAACAACAAGGACTTAAAGAACTATTTGCAGTAGATGGAACTTTATCAGAAAATGAAACATTGATATTACAACACTTTGAGAAAGTGGCAACTACTTCTATAACAGAAGTTGAACAACTTAGAAATGATATTAATACAATTAAACAAAAAGTTTTGGAAGATGGAAGAAGTTTTGATGAACAAGAAATTGCAGATATACAAGCTAAAGAACAAAGAATAAGAGAAATACAGTTACAAAATATAGCTACTACAAATGAAGAGCTTATATTTGCAAAAAATGATTTTAAAAATAGAGTGGCCACAATGGATGCAGAATCGGCATCTGAGTATCTACAACAGCAAAGAGCTTATGCGGATGAACAAATTTTACAAAAAGCGGCCATCTATGATACTCAAATTGAATTGTTGCAAGGAAATCTTGATGCTATGGATGAAGCTACTAGAACGGCCGCAGAACAAGAAATATTAAATTTACAAGAGTCTAAAAGAAGTGAAATAGCAACATGGGAACAATATTTCACAGATTGCCTAGGAATTGTTACGGCTGAAAATTCTAATCTTGAAGGTAGAATAGATGAAAGCAATGGTAAAATTCTAACCAAACAAGGAGCTAAATGTGCTGAAATGTTAAGTACTCATTCTTCTTATTATAAAGAATTAGAAGGTATTACAACGACTGGTTTATATAAACTCTATAACGAAAATGACCAAACTTTTAGGGATGTATTAGTAAATGTAGATAGCACTACAGGTAAAATAATAGGAACATATGATACCTATTCGGGTGAAATGGGTGGTTTAAATGAAGAAATAGCAAAAGATACGAAAAAGATGGTAAAAGAATTTGAAAATGCTCAAAGAGATATGCAATCTCAAATCGAAGCCACTACTAATGATTTTAGAATTTCTGGAAGTGACATAAAGGATTCTAATAATGAAGTTGTGGGATCTCTAGAGTCTGTAACTAAAGAAACAGATGGAACTTATAAGGCTATATTAAATATAAATGGACAGCCCATGGAGATTAAGAGTAATGCGAAGACCACAAAAAATGAAATTAACGATGTAGCAACTGCTATAAATAATCTTCCTAAATCTAAAACTATTTGGGTTAATGTTAATAAAAATTCAACTATCGTAGGTGGTGGAGCTATTCCAGGAGGAAGAATGGCAATGCCAGAATCTACTTATTATCAAGGTGGGGCTATTCCTAATATTCAAAATATGAGAGCTATGCCTGCTGAATTTAGCACTATGGAATTAAGTCCTAGTTTTTATTCTTCACAAAATCCAATTATGGATGCAGTAGCTAAAACTGTAGTTAAAGAAGCTCCAAAACCTACAAATACAAATATTAATTATAAAGAAATGGCTGAAATAATAGCTAAAACAGTTGCACAAGAAATTTCTAATTTAAAGATAGAGCCAGTAATAAAAAATATGCTAGATGGCCAAGAGTTAACATCTACGGTGTCTCAAAATTTAGCTTGGCAAGGTAGGAGGATTAGGTAATGATTATTAACAACATTAATATAAGTGAATTTGGTGGAAAAGTACAATCTAAGAGTTTTTCTGATTCTCCTATAGTTAAAAGTGCAACATGGCTACTTAATGCATCTAAACCTTTAGTAATAGGAGAAAATAAAGGCTTTAAGCCTTTAAATTTAAAACTTTTATTTGAAGGTAGTACTAGGAATGAAGTAAATAATAAAATAAGTAGGTTTATGGCACAGGTGAGTGAGTGCGATATTAAATTTAAGAACTTAGAACACTACTATCACTGCTACTACGAAAGTAGTAATAGAGAAGAAAGTAAAATAGATGAGTGGCTATTTGTTAATTTAAATTTTATCTGTTACGAATACGCTGAAGAAAAAAAACTTAATTTTAATAGCTTAGAAGAGTTTACAATAAATAATGATGGTACGGATATAACTCCAGCTATATTGGAAATAACTCCAAATGTAAATTTAGCAGATATAACTTTAGAAGGTTTAGCTGATGATCCAATAATAATAAAAAATTTAACCACAAACAAAACTGTTATTTTAGATGGAGAATTGCAGAAGGTAACTGTAGATGGAGTAAATAAATATGGTGATACTGATATGTGGGATTTCCCAAGATTAAAACCAGGATCAAATACAATTAAAGTAGATAAAAGTAATTGTGATATAAAAATAAAGTACAAGCCAAGATATATTTAAAAGAAAGGATGATTAGGAATGTTTAACTTATTTAAAAGAAAAAATGAAATGAAGGAATTAAAGTGTAGAGTGGCAGTGCTTGAAGCGCAAGTTACAGCTTTAAACTTAGAAATAGTAAAAGAGAGTGACTTTAGTAAAAGTTGGGGAGAGGAATTTAATTTAAAAGGATGTACTTTTGAAAGCGCTAAATTACACTGTAAAAAGTGCAATAAAGAATCTAGTACAATTGAAGCTAAAATAAGTGATTTAGTAGCAACTCCAGCTAAAGTGGATGAATTAAAAGTCGATACAACGGGAATTTGGCCTAATTCAGAAGATGTAGGAGTAATAAACTACGAGAGTGTTTCACCTAAAGCAAATGAAATAACATTCAAACTTTCTTCATTGGAAGGTGATGAAACAACTGTAAGAATTAATAAAGAAGGAATGACATTTTCTGTTAACAAACCAGAATTAAAAGAAGAATTTAAAGGGTTAGATAATTATAAGATAAGTGAAAAATAAAAAGGAGATTAAAAATATGTTAGAAGTAAAGCAAAATATAACGTTAAATGGAGTAAGTAAAATAGATGGAGTACAAGCTGCTTATATGAGTGCAACTATAAGTAATGATGGTGGAAGTGGTGCTAATGTAAATGAAACTATTACTAATCAAGAACTTTATAATGCTAATAAAGCACAAGTAAGAGCAGATATAGCAGAATTTAAAAATAAAGTATATGAAGTTGAAGACGAATTAACTAAGGTTACAGAATAAGAAAGGTGGAAAAATAATTATGAAATTAAATTTAAGTAATGAAAGAATAGTAAATACAATTAATGTGTTAGGAGAATTAAATAATGCTAAGTTACCAGTTAAAGTAGCTTATGCAATTACAAAGAATATAAATAAGATAAACACAGAGCTTAAAGCTTACAATGAGGAAAAGGTAAAGTTAATTGATAAATACGCTGAAAAAGATGAAAAAGGCAAATTAAAGACAAATGAAATTGGAAATGTAATTTTAAAAGAGGAACATATTGAAGATTGGAATAGAGATATAGCTGAATTATTATCTATAGAAAATGAAATAGATATACACATGATTAATTTAGATGATCTATTAAAT